TCAAATGAGCATAGGCATCTGAGTAATCTGGCATTCCTTTTTGGAAATCGGCAATTGAACTTTGAATAGCATGTTGAAAACGCTGTTCCGCACTCATTTGTTCTGACTTTGCGCCGCTCTGCGTAAGATTATCCTTCATATCCTGCACTTGCTTGGTCAAGTCGCCAATCTTATGCATGAGATGCCCGAATGGGTCCTCCATCGCATCCGGCACCTTGGGTGCCTTTAGCGATTCAAGCTGTTTCTCCATGTCCTTGAGTGCCTTTTCCATCTGTTCGGCACGTTGGCGCTCATGGCCTAGCAATTGCTCAAGATATCCATTCGGGTCTGGTGCATCTACTTTAGGAACAACTGTCTCCGGAGTTGCGGGCGTAGCAACTGGATCGGCAGTGACTGTGGTAAGGGTCACAGTGGCTTCCGGCGCAATTTCAGGAGGCAATTCCCCACTCTCAAAAAACTTGAGTTCTTCCGGCGTAAGTTCATAATTGACGTTTGGCATTATTCGATCCTAGAAAGAGCCCTGACAAGCAAAATCATATGTTCTCTCGTTTGTGCGAGTGGAGCAAACGACACAAACAGCTTCTTAGCCTCAACTGAAGGCAATGTAATAGCAATCTCACGCAATACTTCCTCTTTAAGACTAGCAATTCTATTATTCAATTCATCTATTTCCCGATTAGCAATATCCAGTTTATTTTCAAGTTCCTGGATTTCTTTTTTCGTAGCCATTATTCACCTTTCAGGTTATCTACTGGTTTGACGCCCATCGGTCGTCCATCCTTATCCTTGACGATGACCTTTGGTTTACTCATGGCTTCCTGAATCGCGTTAAGTGCCTTGGCATTGGATTCACTGATTTGCTTCATCATAGTCCCCAACATTTCATTGCTCTTTGCGATTCCCTCCATTGCTCCAGAAATTTCCGATGCATCCAATTTCAACGAAAGCTCACCTTGATCGGTTGCCTTGACGCCAGCAGCAGCAGCCTTGACCTTGAGATCGCCCTTGATCTTCTGATCCTGCATCCTGGCATCATGACCTAGCTTTTGCTCATTGATAGCCATTTCTCCATGAACTCGCATTTGCTCAATTTGAAGTTCCATCTTGGTCTTGAATTCTTCCAGCGATAGTTCAGCCGCTGTTTTCTGTTGGTCTAACTGCTGTTGCGCAACAGCAGTCTGCCTTTTCAAATCCAGTTCGCCCATCTTGGCAGACTGATCTTGCTTAAGTGTCTGATTTTCTTGGGAAAGTTGCTGCAACTGCTGTTGCATTTGCTGGACTTTCTGAGGATTCACATTTCCCATTTGCTGAATATACTCCTGCCATTTCGTAGCAAGCGTTACCGGAAGCGGGGAAAAGGAAATCAATTCTGGGGGGATCGGGAAACCTTCCTTGATCATGACCGGAAGAATACTCTTGATTTGATCCCATGTGCGTTGTTTTACATCCGGGGCATTAGGCGATTGATCTATGATGATATCGTAAGTAATACCATCTGGTCCTTTTGTCAATGCCACAAGTTGTGCATTTTCCTGACCGACGATACGAATCAACCTTCCATCGGAAATATATTCAGTGATGAATTCAAGCATCACCTTACCTTGCAGTTTACGGTAACGACGCAAGGAATCAAAAATAGGGGCAAGTAAGCCATAAGCAGCTTGTTTACGGGATTGTTCCAAGACATTAGCCTGATCCCGATTGGCAAGTCCAAGCGCTTCCAAGTTGATACCAGTCACCTGCGGCAGGGAATTTAGTGCGAAATCCATTAAACGATCCAATCCGGTCGGATAAGGAGCCATTTGTTTCTGCTGGATTTTGCCGCCAGAAATAGCACCCTGCTTCATGAGTGTAATCGAATCAGGATTCGCCCATTCATCTTCCGCCTTCCGTGGATCAACAAATGCATCCACTTCCGCCATGATGCCGCCTTTGGCATTGGAGTTAATGATATGCATAATTTGGGCAAGCCATTTATTTGCCCAACGCTGAGGGTCTTTCATGACTCGCGTCAGACCGTACCAGATATTCCGGTTTCGATCACGCTTACCAGTCATGAAATTGAGTGTGAAGCCAGTTTGTGCCGGAGATTTATTCCATTCAAGCAACGATCCGTCACCAGTAAAAAACCCACGGTAATAGCACTTTCTAACCAGCCTTACGTAATTGACATTGAATTTATCAAGTTGACTTTTGAGTGGCTTGAATTCTTCGGCGCTCATATCCAGCAATTGATTTCCGTCTGCGACCTTATAGAATTCTTCCTTTTCTACACATTCATACAGGACGATTTCAACCTGATCTTTGTGGATGTCATAGGTTGAATCCATATCCTCATCTTCGTATCTATGACCTGTACGGACAACTCCGGTAAATCCAGTATCCAAGTTTCCAGTTGCCGAGAAGACAGTGGCCTTAGGCCATCGCAATCTAGCTTCCGTTTCATCCATCCAGCCACGTTCACCGTCATAGCGACGGTCAACTAGCCCTGGTTTACGGGAAGCAGGATCATAGAACAGGTTAAGGGGATCGCGACGATCAATGACAATAATGCCAGCGGCATTATCCTCATAACTCATGGCAGTGCGTGTAGCACCAATGCCGCAAATCAGACAATCCCGGAATGCGTCCGTTTCTTCGTCTTCAGCATTGCACTGATCACGTGTCCAGCGGGCAGCCTCTGTCCAGACTTCAGACTTTGCACTATCTGTGACTTCCCTAGGGATATAACGTACTTCTTGACGATTTGATACTTCTGCGCCACATATGGCGTCAATCATCTTTTCTGAATAATTGAATGTGACAGTAGGACGATTTTGACTTTCCAGGTATTGTTGATCTTCTTCCAGCCATTGCTTACCGGAAATGAAATCATAACTATCCCGTGCCTCTTTATACCAGGCATGCAGGAAGTTTTTTGATTCAGAAATGCGCTCTTGCGCTTTTTTTACAAAATCTTCCTGAGAAATCATGGCTTATCCGAAAAATTATGTATCAGCGGCGAAAATATTGTACAAAAGTACGTCACGTCGCATTTTATACCCAATTTCATCTACACCATGCCATGAATTTGATGTTTTCCAAAAGCCAAAACACGAATTTGGCTTATATGGGGCAGTCCATGCCTTCAAAAATCCTTGTTTATTGTAATGTGGACCACCAGCACATTCAAATTTATGATCCTCAGGTACGAAAATTGAAGTTCCAGCATCAGGATATGAATTATCGACGGGAAGATAGAAAAGAAGACTCAGGACTTTCCATTTTGCGTCAGTATGAGGCCCGATCTGATAACCTTTTTCATCCCTGACCAATCGCCATTCAGTACTAAACTTTGCTTTCCCATCTGGAAAGCGCGTATGGAAATCTTGTGGAAAGATACTTAGCAAAGAAGATGCGAAGTGATTACTTTTGAATTCATCAAATTCAAGAGCATCCAATACCGCAAAACGACGATTGTTATAAATCCCCGTTCCAGAATCCCCGGAGTATTTTTCATCTTCCGGCAAGTTCTTTAGAAGATTCCAATAGAAGTCATCCGGGAATACATTTTCCGCATAAAAATGTGGAAATGGATATCTGGAAACTGGAGCATTCCTCAATTTATAAATGACATGTTCTACTGGATCGGTCATTCCATCCTCATGAGGCCACATTTCAAACAAAGGCATTGCATCGTAGGTCCATCAGAATAACCAGGAGGCTTCCTGAACTCATCAAACTTGATGGCATATTTGATGGGGAAACGTCGCCCCCATCGATGTTGGCATTTTTGCTGTTCAGGCAGCATCGGCACCCGGACGGCGGAAGATAATGTTTCCGATACCTGCGAATGGGCCTTCTGGCCGTCTAGCAGCCAGGATTTGGGTTTCATCGGTTCGGAGGCCATAATCATTCTCCAACTTTCGTTTCCATTCCATGTGGCGTTCTTGCGCTGAGTCCATTTCCACCAGAACAGAATCCACGCGATGCAACACATCTTCCATGCCACGTAACACCGTAGCTTCCAAACCATCCACATCGATCTTGATATGATTCGGACACGAGAAACCAACTTCATTGACCAACTGATCCACAGAAAAGGAAACCGAACCCTGAATCATGACCCACTGTTTGACTTCACCCTTGTAATTCTCATCCGAACCGAACGAATGACATGATCCACCCGGCATAAGAGACGATAAGCGAAGCATATCAATCTTACTTGCATCGCCAATACAAAATGGATACGCATGGATTTTGGCACCAAATTGGTTAAGCGCAATACTACGCATCAGGATTGCAAAGTTCTGGCTCTCAGGTTCGAATGAAAAAACTTCCAAACCATGTTTGGCTGCGAAGATTGAATACTGACCAATATTCGCCCCAATATCAAAAAAGACTTCTCCCGCCTTCATTCCTCGAATCCATTCAATGGTATCTGGCTCCTTGGTATAGAGCGTTTCTATACGCCATGCACAATGCTTGTTAGGTGTATAGAAAGTCATCCCATCGACCGTACAATTCGGTACGATTTGTTCGTATTCGCTAAGTTCCATTCCTGACTACCTTTTATTATGCTGACATCCACGATCTACCTGAACCATGCCCATATCTGGCATACCTGTCTGGCTTACCATATTGTTCGACTTCAGCCATGGCATATCTTAGCATCATGATTGCATAGCGCGTTGAACAAATCAAATCCTCATTCGTATCCACGATATTACCGTTTTTTCTATGGTACATCCGATACTCTTCCAACCATTTATCCAGATGTGATGCCACCTTGAAGCGACCAGTTTGCATGCGCTGTAACATTTCCAGAAGTCCAGCTTCTACGCCAATCCCGCGTTTATCAGGAAATTGCGCAAACTCAGTTGTGAGATTCAGACCCTGAGTCCGGTAAATGGCAGCCAGTTGTTCGCCACTTCCTTTATCGGTTTGCAGACCATCCCTGGGCCAAGCAACCGGAATCCAATCTCCCCATGGTTTGATGGCAGCAGCATGGATGATTGGCGTTTCCTTGGGCTGACGATAAGCTGCTACCAAGTGAATCGTATCATTCTCCTGATCGTAAGCCAGTCTGGAAGCGGCAGTAGGATGACTCCATCCAAAATCCAAGCCAATGATCTGTTTCCAATGTTCCGGAATTTCAGCCAAGGCTGGCTCCAGGATCATTTCTTCAGCCACTTGGAAGATGCGTCCTTCACCCAACATAGGAATGCCCTTTGAGCGAGCGTCCCTTTCATGTGGAGGGTAAGCCTCAATGATTCTTTTCTTTTCAGCTTCTGTGTAATGCAGCACATCATCAATCTGCATATTAATCATCTTCCGGTCAGGATGATCCTGCCGGAATCGCATTACAACTTCTGACATACCTAGCAATGGTGTAAATGTTAGATAGACACCACCACCCGTATTATTAGTTCGGGTTAGTCCTTCAATGTAGATATCCGCTGGCGGTTCTTCGTCATACCAGACATATTCCAAATCTTCTGCCT